CTACATTTTGCCGGGCTTTATATGCCCCGCTTTTGTAAGCGCTTCCCTTTTCGTTTTCATTGCAACCTGGGTATACCATTCGGTCATTCTGATATCCGAGTGTCCTAAAATTTCCTGCACGGTTCGTATATCCACACCTGACTCGATAAGATGCGCGCCCGCGCTATGTCGGAATAGATGAGGATGGACCTTTCTTTTCACGTTCGCTTTTTCGACGGCTCGTTGTATCGGTTTTCTGATGTTGATAATCGGATGTTTCGGCCTGAGCACGCTCGGGAAAAGCCACGGGCTATTATATATGTTCTGTTGCTTTTTCTTTTTCAACCATTCGGCGAGTTCATCAGACAGAGGAAGTCTTATTTCTTTATTGCCTTTCCCGTGAGCAACAACGGTCATCGAAGGCCAGTCAACGTCCGACCATTTTAGCAACCGCGCCGACGTGATTCTAAGACCAAGGTGAGCAATGGCCATGATGATCCCCTTGTAAGGCTCTTCTGCTGCGTTTATGATTGCCCGTATCTCCGAGGTGGGCATAATGTCAGGTAGTGGGCGTTTGTACGGGAGCGCCCTGAATCTCAACGGCGATGCGGGAATAGCGCCGATCTCTGATTCAACCCACGAAAGAAAAGCGGAGAAATAAGACAGCTCTTTATTGATTGTCCGATTGATTGACTTTTCTTCTCTGTTCCTTATGTTCGGTTTTATTTTCCTGAGCTTCTGGAAGGTCGAGATGAGGGGCGTCGATAATTCTGATACGCGCATATTCCCAAAGTAGGGTATGACGTGATTGTCAAAGCAACTCTTTATGTCCTTGCAGGTGCTTTCGGCAAGATGTAGAGCAATGTAATCGTAGTAGTGTTTGGCCAGGCGAGAGATGCCATCGTCTTTCGATATGATTGGATAGTCTTTACTTCTGCGGAGTTCTTTTTCTGTTTGTTTAGCCTCCTTCTCGGTCGTACCAATAGGCAGTATGAGTCTACGCCGCTTGCCCTTTGCCCCGTTTGGATAGTAGTCAACGAGGTACCTGCCGTTCTTTTCATGTACTGCCATGGCCCGCGCGTCCTAAAGGTATTATCCCCATACTCATTTAATCAACGTCAACATCGGTCGGAATAAATAATATCTATTCATCATGCTCCCAATAAAAATCATGGGTCCTTCCAGCGTCAAAAACCTTGCGGACTATTAAACCCGCGATGTATAGATAGCTAATTGATAAAATTATGGTTTTTCGTTTCGTTAGTTTATCGTGGTGCTGCGAATAGTACGGCTTAAGGCCTGGGCGACTATAGGCGTTTGACGAATTCTGCGGCGTGGCAATATTTACAAATTTTCGCTTCGATCCGCACGAGTTCGTGACACCCTTCGCAACGTTTGACTTTCATCGTGGAGTAAAATCGATTTTCCAGGACAGCGTCGTCCGGCCTGGCTACGACTGCTGCGGTCATTCCGATGACGGGCGAAAAAAATATGGACAACATCATGAATCCAAATGTGCTCCTTCCTTTTGAGTACGCGATGATCCCCGTGGCAATCCCGAACGTGAGCCAGATCGTGAATAAGATAAAATATTCCATGGCTTTTTACCTCCCCTTAAAATACCCCGACCGGGGTATTGCGCAGCCCGCGCTTTTTATTATATGGTTACTCGAATAACATCAACTGACACTGTCTATCATCCCGCCCGTTTATGACTACGCCGCGGAACCCCGCTCGTTTTGCCCTCGCTTCCAGCGCCCTCCTTTTTTTTAGCCCGCTCGATCCATATTTCTTCCTGCTCACGGACCTGGTCGGCAATGCCGAGTTGCTCGGCCTGTCTGTACAGGCTGAGCTGCGCCTGTTCCGCTTGATCTTTTATGATGGGCGTTTTCTCCGTCCAGTAAAACTCCCAGGGATCTATCTTTAATTCGACACAAATACGGGTCATTGTATCCTTACCCATCGGCTTACGGCCGGCCAAGATATCGTTTATCTCAGATGGACTTTTCCCAATTGACAATGCAAGCGTATTTTGCTGCAATCTATGGCGATCAAGAATACGCCTAAAATTCTTTTTGATAAGTAAATCAATGTCGGGCATTGTGAATAACGATAGCGGAAATTCACTTTCGCGTCTATTCCCAAAATTATAGAGCATCTTAGTTAAACCTCCCAAAAAAGTAGAATAAACTCACATTCAGAAAAAAATAGAAAAAGACCTTGACAAATACACAATGATTGTGTATCCTCTCAACCATGGGATGCTGTATAGCAAAATATCGTAGTCAATCACCTTCGTCAAAAGAATTCTGTGAGTCCCGGCTTGTCCGGCTTGTCCGTGGAGCTCAACAGGATAACTCGCCCGCCGGTGCCCGTGCCTCTCTGGATCGTACAGCATCCCAGTGTTTACCTTCCCATGAGCGCGGCGTCCCGGCGGGCGTTTTATTGTTTTCGCTTTTCATGGTCGGAGCTTATCACGTCGGCCTTGTCCCGCAAATTCATTTTTTTTCAGGTTTCGGGCTTTTTTTTTGACAGGTTGCGGTAAATCTATTGTCGCAAAATAGAGGTTTTGAGACAAATGAGCCAGTTGAAAAACAACGAGGGAATCACAAGTCACCTTCAGCGTATATTCATTTACGGCGATGAGATACAGGAGTCTCACCGCGTCAACGCTTTTCTGGAATTCCTCACCACGAAAATAAACCCTTTCACAAACCGGCCCTATGAACTCGGCGCCCGATCCTTATATCGCTATATCGGCGGGGAGCAGCATTTCCCCGCGGACTTGCTTATCCCGCTCGTGTCTTGGTCGCTCGATGAAAAATTCATGACGGCATGGAATATGTACCCCGCGCTCAGCGATGAGCAGCGCCTGGCCGTGAAGATAGAAGAGAAGAAAAAGCATATGAAGAGGGAATCCGAAGAACTGAAGATGCTTGAATCGCGTTTAAGGGGAAAAAAGCTATGACCGCTTCGCTCGAAAAGCGGCTCCTCGCCCGGATAGAAAAGCTCGAACGCCTTAACGCGGAGATCATGGCTCGCCTCGGTATGGACCAGGAGGCGCTTGACAAATATGATTTTCAAGACGCAATCGCCCACGCGCGGAAGACCGGGGACCACTCGCTGATACAGGAACACTGGAGAAAAGTTCACGCTCGGGACCGGTCCGGGACGGAGTGCAACCATGGGAATGAACAACCCCACGCATAAAGAAGATGTAGCAGAACTCCAGGCGCTCGTTCAGCTTTGCCCGGTGATGAATAGGCATCTGCGGCATCATCTGCGCAACAGCCTCGCCGTGATCCTGCTGGCGATAGAAAACGGACAGACACACCACGCATTAACGGCGACGAACCACATGATCGCCGATCTTGAGGAGGTGGGACTATGAAATTGATGGGACATTGGAAACGTTACGATGCTTCCGGCATTGCGGGATTGCTTTTCATCTGCGGGCTTTTCATGGGGCTATACATCGGGGACCGCGTCAACGACGGGGCGCACCGGACCGCTGCCGAGCAGAAAATAATGCAGGCGCAGGTTGCGCGTGATATGCCTCAATATCGCGCGGAGAATGATGTCGAGGCTAAGGCCCATGCGGCTAAAAGCGCCCGGGCTTATATCAGGAGGGTGCGGTGATGGCTTGCATTTACCGATTAAATAGCAACAGATGTGTGATAGATATCAACCCGCGTAATATGTGCGGCACGTTGAAACACACTTTATGCGCGGTCCGGCTCAGCGCCGCGCAACGGAAATCAGAGGAGCAGATCGAGCATCAAAAAAGGATAATGGTCGAGGCAGACGGCTTCGGCGGGGAGCTGGGGATATGACCACCCGGCGCCACGAACAACACACAGCAGTCAGCTATCCACACAAAATTCGCGGCGATGTGGTGCTGCATGTTTGCGGTTTATGTCGGGATTTCATCTTCCCAAAATGCGGCCTGACCGGGGAAGACATTTTATATCCACACAGCGGCCCCGTCGGCTATAGTTGTCCCCTGCCGGATTATATTTTCCCCGAGGAGGAAACGGCCCATGCCTGAATGCACGAAGTGCGGCAACACCGTCTTTCCCGCGAGCTATGAAATAGATCACTGTGTAACGTCGCAACCGTGCCCGATCTGCGGAAAACAGAACTATTTATTTCCCGCGCGGATGATGCAGGCGAAAGACGGCGCGGAAATTTTCGCCTTTGCCTGTGAGCGCTGCGGGGACAGGATATATATTTCATCTCCCGGGACCCGGAAATATTGTGACGATTGCCTGCGCGTAGTCAGGAGTAAACTGACGACGGCGCGGAATAACCATCGGCGTCTGAATAAGTAGAGGGTCGGGATAACGTTTTAAACGTATGACAAAAACACACATTAAACGGTCTGTACAAGGCAAGCCCGCCTCCGGCCACAACAAAATAAACTTACAAGCCATGCACGGCTTGACAGCGTGCCTTTGTGGGTGCTCCCGGACGTTTAAAACCACCCGAAACCGCAACGGAACAAGCAAGGAATATTTCAGCGACCGATGTCGCGCTGATTATAATTCCCGTGCTCGCAACATCGGGCGCCGGGTGATTAAATCCGGCGTGGATGAAGCCGACATTCAAGCGGCCATTTCCCGGGTCGTCATGCTGCCGGCCCGGAAGCAACGGCAGGAATATGTGGATCTCGAAAACATGCGGACACAGGAGCGCCTCGGGTTCTTGTGCCGGGCCGCGGAGCGTTGTGGAGTGATATCGTGAGCGGGATAAATGCGGGCAGGGTGGACGCGAGCCGAAGACTGGCCCGAATAGTAGAGATTTTGAAAGAGGCGGAATACCCTCTATCATCCGAGGAAATTGCAAAGCGCGCCTATGACCTGGACAATTCCGGCAGAATCATGTTGAACATATCGACAAACATCGGAGAGATCCGCGCTGGGGTGAACAGAGACGCGGGATACAACGTTTCGTTTTCCACGGCATGGAAGATTTCCGCGAATCCAGAACAGGTCATGCGGGTCAACGACGACAAGAGCGTGACTTTTTTTGTACGTTCTCCGGCCTATCCCTGGCACGATGGCAGGCCCCGGTATTATCTGCTTGCAGCGCCCGGCTGGATACCCCGCTGGCGCGTTGATCGAACAGGGTTATTGGTGCGGGGTGAGAACAGAGAACAGAGAACAGAGGACAGAGGACATCGGACAGATCCGCCGAATATAGGAGCGCCCGTGTGTGTTTTCTCAGGTTGTGGTATTCCGCTCACAGAGGATCATCGTGGCGCGCCGTTTTGCGCGGAACACAGGGCGCAGTTATTCGCTGCCACTAAAGCACAGGAGGCCATATGATCGCACTTATTATATTCGTCGGGATGTCAGGCGTTGTTTTCGGTTTTTTAATCTCCGGGTGGATTTATAAATTAGAAATGCCCGCCCACCAGCAGGGCAGGACGAGCAGCAGGCCGCGCCATGATTATGCGGGGCCGGGACCCCTGGGGCGGCTTCTATCCCGCTCCAGGGTTTTATAAAAACATATGTCAACAAGATTTACAAATACGGATAAATATAAAATACCGTTCTTCCGATCTCTGCCAGGCCCTTATCGGCAGCTGTGGGATTTCCTGTACCACGAATGCGATCACGCCGCGCTCTGGAATGTGGATTTTGAGATAGCCCAGGTATATCTCGGGAAGGATATGCCCGTAGATCCAGACGTCGCCCTGACCCTTTTCAATGCCGACCTTGGCCGTGTCCTGGTTCTAGAAAACGGCGCAAAATGGTTCATAAAACCATTCATCGAAGCTATGTACAAAGTACCGGTTGAGGGGCTTAATCCAGACAACAGAGTGCACGCCTCTGTTATCTCGTTGCTTCAAAAAGAAGGGGCTTACGACACGCCAATAAGCCCCTTGCAAGGGGCTAAGAACAAGAACAAGAACAAGAACGAGAACGAGAATAAGAACATGAATAAGATTTTAGGGGTAGGGGGACCGGGGGAAGGGGATGTTTTTGAAACGGACAAATTCGACCGACCGGAGGGAAAACCGGACGAGCCCAAGTTCGTAGAGCTAAACACGCAGGCGGAACATGCGTGGGTTTTGTTTCTGGCGGATATGCCGAAGGTCAACGGGAAACACTTAGACCTTGAGGCGTGCCGGGAATACTGGGCGCGGAACCCGGCGAAGTGGAACCAGTGGATTGCCGCTGTAAAAAATTATGCGGCGAGTGAGCGAGTGTTGCGGGGTATTGGTATTTGCAACGTTATGACTTTTTTAAACCGGGTGTGGCTTGATTGGTTACAACCGGAAGACAAACCTTTAGGAGAAGCCGATGGAAAACAAAAAAACGGAACGCGGGATTTCGGCGCAGAACGAGACGCGCAAAGAGACCGGAACATCGAGCAGGCCACTGCCAGACTTCGCGCTCGTGCAGAGGGCGCTGAAACGCCTTCAGGCGCGCAGCCTGTTGACGCTCAGCGCCGGGGAGTTGGAAATTTGGCTGGAGGATTTATCGAAGGTGCCGCCGTGGAAGCTGTTGAGAGTGGGTGAGCACACGGGGCATATGCGAGAGGTCTGGAAATTTTTCGATGGGCTGCACTCTGGTGGCCCGAACGAAAACTTCCGGGCGCCAGGACTGCCTGAGCCGGTGGACCTGGTCAAATTCCGCGCGTATTCGGGGCTCGTGCGCAGATTGTGTGTAGTAAGGGACATTTCACAGAAAGATTTTTTTGAACAAGTGGGGCGATTGAACGGGGAAGATAACCCGATAAAACATAACAACCAGTCGTGAGGTTTTGATGGCACATTTGTATATTGGTTTGCCAGAATGACTGGTTATGATTTTCGGAGGTTGACTATGGCATATAAACATGAACCGATTGCAGCACGAGCAGGAGTAGGAGTAGATTTTATTGATCGAGCACGGGCAATGAACGCCGGAGGAACTGAAACGTTACCGGAGTGTCCGTATTGTGGCTAACGCGGAAGTCACCCGCCCGACGCTTTTGGTCGGGTGGGTGACTGGTTAAATTTCGGAGGTCGTATGAGTATGGCAGGCGGAATACCAGATAAAAAAATGGAAGAGCCTTTCGACATCGTTCTCCTATTACACATGGCATCAATGGTCGCGTGTGATCCGCGCCACAGAAATACGCTGGTACAGGCAAAGGACGAGATTGAACGTCTACGAAAAGAGATAGAGGCGCTGAGAATTTAAGATTCCAACGCGGTGGTCAGTCGCGTGGTTTGCGCGACGATCTGGACCACCTTGTTGTCCGTGACGTTAATTATTCCAAAATATATTCCATTGAAAAGGAGAACTATCATGCGAGGAACAGTAGCCAAAAGAATCAGACGTGCAGCGAGAGAGTCAGCGGAAACGGCCCCGACACAATACAAAGTGAAATGGTACGAACGCCGGACCGGAAAGTTCGACGGCAAAGGCGACAAGATCATGGACCATCGCGGGACCGTCACGAGCACGGGATTTCGGCGCGTGTACCAGGACATGAAACTGGCGTATTTGAACGGATAACGCTTTAGCTGACTTGCGCGAAGCGTCAAAGTCGAGCGTTTTGTTAGCTCGGTTTTGGACCTGAAATTATTTTTAATTTACCCCTTGACAACGTAAGCCGCTTATGATAGTATTGTCTCAGATACAGGGAGTACAAATCATAAGCGGAGGGCAATAAAATGAAATTCAACGGATCGGCAAAACAGAACAAATGGGCAGCAGAGATTTTAGAAAAAGCGAATTTGACCGAAATACAAATTGACAATCTTCTCAGATATAACGGACCGGAAATGCACGATCAGGGAATAATGGTAGCACGCATTGTCATTGAAAACAGGGACAAACTGGCGGCCTACGCAGATGCGTTAGGGAAATTCTACAAACTCACGCCCGAGGAAAAACACGCCGTTGCTGAGGAGGCCGCTGGTATGGTGAGAACCGTAGCGAAGCGGGATCTCGGAGAATGAAAAAAAGCGACCTCTCAAAGTACCTCGCAAAAATAGGATCAAAAGGCGGGAGTAAATCCCGCCGTATTTTAACACCGGAGCAGGCACGGGCAATGGTAGCGGCCCGAGAAAAGAAGCGGAAGGGAAAAGATAAAGATTCTAAGAGCTAACACGGAGCTGTGGGGCGCGTCCCCCAGCGGCCCCACGAGCGTTTTGTTGGACACGGTTTTGAACTATGGAACTATTAATTGATAAGCTGAAAAAAATAGAAGCCCTGGCGAAGTGCGGCATAGGCGGCGAGCGAGAGACGGCACAGAGAATGCTTGACGCTCTCTGCAAAAAGCACGGGATCACGCTTGATCAAATAATTTCACAGGACAAACAAGGGTATCGGTTCTCCGTACAAAATAAACTCGACGCAACTCTCCTGGCACACGTAGTGCTTCACGTTTGCCAGACGAGCCAGATAGCGAACTGGAAGCGAGGCAGGCTGCGGTTTTACGAGTTGACGAAGGCCCAAGCTATTGACGTTGAGGACTGTTTTAATCATTTCAGAAGAGCATGGAGAAAACAACTGGCTGATATGATGGCGGCATTTGTGAATGCAAATCATCTCTTCGCGCCGGATGGGAAAAACGATCCCGCAAAAGAACCAACGCCGGATGCCAGAGCGCGGGCAATGCGGATTATGCAACTGATGCAAGGTATGAACGCTGCGCCGTGGGAAGGCCGGAAGCGGATAGAGTCGTAAGTGTCCAACGCGGTGCTCAGGCGCGGCGTAGCCGTCGCGCTGGAGCATCCTGGTTGTACGAGGTTTTGACTTTGATCGAACTGCACAACATAGACTGCATGGAAGCCATGAGAGAGATGCCGGACAAGGCGTTTGATCTGGCTATTGTCGATCCTCCGTATGGCATCGGAGAGGATAAGACGAAAAGACCGTCACGCGGAAGAACAGAAACAACAGCGCACACAGCGAAAGAATGGGACAGAAAGCCGGAGCGGCCAGAGTATTTTATTGAACTCCGCCGAGTGTCAAAGAATCAAATTATCTGGGGCGCAAACCATTTCATAAGTCGGATACCGTTTGATTCTTCATGTTGGTTGGTTTGGAATAAAAAGACGGCGGGAAATACGGCAGATTGCGAATTAGCCTGGACTTCTTTTCCTACAGCGGTAAGGCGATTTGATTTTCTTTGGGAAGGGTTCTGGCAGGAAGACATGATGCACAAGGAACAGCGCATCCACCCGACACAGAAACCTGTGAAGCTGTACGAGTGGATTTTAACAAACTACGCGAAACCGGGAGATAGAATCCTTGACACGCACGGCGGCAGTTTTAGTTTGGCGATTGCCTGTGACATATTGGGATATGACCTCACCGGATACGAGATTGACACCGAATATTACGCGGACGCAAAGAAGCGACTGGAAGAACACAAGCGGCAAGGAAAGATGGTTTTCGTATAACGCTGAGCTGTGGGGCGCGTCCCCCAGCGGCCCCAAGAGCGTTTAGTTAGTTTACGATGGAGGTTTATTGTGGAAGAGAAAAAGAAGCCATTGAACGGAAAATCATACGGTTCAATCGCACATCTGCCGGGAAGCCGTCTCGGGCCGGGAGATCACAAATGCCACGACGGGCAAGAGCGGATCGCCTGCCAAAAGTTGCGCGATAAGCATGACGAGGTAATCGTACAGGAGAAGCTGGACGGCTCTAATGTTGGAGTTGCCAGAATAGACGGCGTGATCGTTGCGCTGACTCGGGCTGGGTACGTTGCCAACACTTCACAGTATGTTCAGCATCATAAGTTTTTTGATTGGGTTGCCGCGAACGAAGCGCGGTTTTTGCGCGTATTGAGAGACGGAGAAAGGCTTTGCGGGGAGTGGCTTGTCCAGGCGCACGGTACACGGTACAAGTTGCAGCACGAACCGTTTGTGGTTTTCGATCTGATGCACGGCAACAACCGGATGCCCTATGATGATTTTTTGAAAAGGGTAGAGGCGGGAGTGTTCACGGTCCCGCACCTTCTTCACCGGGGAGAACCTTTGAGCATCGAGGCTGTGATGGCGATGATCGGGCAGTACGGTTTTCATGGTGCGCTTGATCCGGTTGAGGGCGCAATGTGGCGTGTAGAGCGAAATAAGCAGATCAATAACAATTCATCGGAACGGGTGCGCGTGGTTGATTTCCTTTGCAAGTACGTGCGGCCCGACAAAAAAGACGGGTCTTATTTGCCGTCGGAAACTAACAGCGAAGAAGTATGGAACGAGTAACCTAACGCTTTAGCTGACTTGCGCGAAGCGTCAAAGTCGAGCGTTTTGTTAGCTCGGTTTTGGACCTGAAATTATTTTTAATTTACCCCTTGACAACGTAAGCCGCTTATGATAGTATTGTCTCAGATACAGGGAGTACAAATCATAAGCGGAGGGCAATAAAATGAAATTCAACGGATCGGCAAAACAGAACAAATGGGCAGCAGAGATTTTGGAAAAAACGGTTTTGACTGGGGAACAGATTGACAATTTGCTGCGGTATGCCGGACCCACAATGCACGATCAGGGAATCATGGACGTTAGAATCATCATCGAGAACAGGAGCAAACTGGCGGCATATGCAGATGCATTAGGAAAATTCTACAAACTCACGCCCGAGGAAAAACACGCTGTTGCTGAGGCGGCCGCTGGCAAACTGAGAGGGAAAGTATGAAAAAAAGCGACCTTTCAAAATACCTCGCAAAAATAGGCGCAAAAGGCGGGAGCAAATCCCGCCGTATTTTAACACCGGAACAGGCTCGGAAAATGGTAGAGGCCCGCGAAAAGAAACGGAAGGGAAAAGAGAAGGATTCTAAGAGCTAACGACCGGGTCACACGCCGACCGTAGGGAGGTCGTCGTGGACCCGATTGTTAGGCCCTACTCGGATTTTGGCAAGCGTGGTTTTTTCTGTCCCTGAGCATTTGGACGCGGTTGTTTAGCATTCTCACGGGCAGCGAGAGTTTTAGCGCGGGAACTGACAGACCCCGCAGAGGATGCAGCTGTAAATTTGGCGAGGTGTTTAATTGCATCGGATATTGACATGCCATCAAAACCTGCACGATAGCCGAGGCCACGGTGACGGCGCTGCTCGTCGCGTGTTTGATCGGCTGCGGCCATCCAGAGGGCGTGCTCTGCCTCAGTCCCGAATTTCTCGCCGTGATAGTGCCGTCGCATTCCGCGCTGATAGCCTGACCAAAAATCCTGATCGTTCGGTTCGTCGGATAACGTGGAAATCTGTTTCGCGCCGCGCATGTTGCGCTCAAATTCAGACTGGTTCATACCGCCTCCTGGTAACGGCACATTCCGATTTGTTCGGGCATGGGAGCGATGATCTCAATTTTCCATCCCTGACAGTCATTCGCATAATGCCGACGATAGTTGATTTCGCAATCGCGCTGGAACTGAAGTGCCGTTCTCGCCTGCGACAACAGAGCACTCCGGTTTTCTCGCAATTCGTGCAATGCGTGCGTCGTGGCCGCAGATACATCGGCCTGCATCCCCTCACTCATCCTATGTCCGCCGTACAGCCGCATCAGCACGCACGACGCACCATAACGGGTGTGTTCGATCAGATATTCATCGCGGGCGCATTCCAGCGCTACCCGCTCCAGCTCCTCGTAGGGAATAGACTCCTGTTCGAGCAGGCCGAGTTCGGATCGGTTTCCCATCATACGCATTGCGCGGGTGAATACGTTATGTCTGCCGAGATATTCGGATTGCGGCAGGGTGACGCGCAACCTGTCGTTTACGACCGTTACAGTGCCGTCGCTGTTGGCATATTCCTCGTGCCCGAAATGGCATATCGCCCGAACCCGTTTGCCGCGCTCGACGCGCTCGGAAACCTCGGCCTGCATTTCGGTGGGAACATCGTTGATCGTTTCCTGTCCGTTCAATATTGCACTGATGTGTTTGTCTGTGGCTGTATCCGTATACATTTTGTTTCTCCATTCTCCGCGTGTGGGATGCGCGGCCCCCGGTTTAGTTTAATGGCAATCGTCACAGAGGCCAGAACCGGGATTCGTGGAAAACGGATACTGCCGCGTGTAGCCGGTCTGCCCGCACGAACGGCAGCGCATGAATTTAGGCGCGTTGCTGACTGGTTTGGCGGCCTGCGTTGTCTGTTCCGGGCAGGTGACGTGCTGGGCTCCGCTGCCCTTGCTCCATTCGATCTGAGTTCCTGCCGAGATGGGGTTATTGCATTTTTTGCAGGTTCCGGGGAATTTCGCTGTGATCGTCATTTTGTCCGCCTCCGCGTATGGCCGCCGCCTGTTTTGTTCTATCTGAGATACAGTATAGCGAACAGTTCGCTATTTGTCAAGGGGAAAATGCAAGATTTTAAATATTTTTTTTAAGAGATAACCGTAAAAAATCTAATGAACGGTAAAACACATACGCTCCTACTCCATCCCGGGCCGCGCAGGGATAATTTCATGGTTGACCTGGATGGAGTTCCGTGGCGTGTGGTGGGGTTTTCGGGGCTCATGGCTATTTTGCGTAAAAGCTTATGTAAAACAAAAAGCGGGAGGGTTGTTTAAATGCAAGCGTTTAATAAAGTTATTTTGGTAGGGAACATCGTGAGCGACCCGGAGGTTAAATATTTATCGAGCGGGATGGCGCACGTTTCAATTTCTCTCGCGCTCAATTCCGTGCGGGGGAAGGGAGCCCAGAAAAAAGAGCATGTGGATTATATCGATGTGGCGATATACGACAAGCTGGCCGAGAACGTGGCGAAGTACCGCAAAAAGGGCGACCCGATACTTGTTGATGGGAAGCTTGCTCAGCAGCGGTGGGAAGACAAGGCGACGGGGCAGAAGCGCAGCAAGGTTGGCGTCATTGCGTGGTCCGTGTTGTTTCTTAATCGCGGACAGAAGCAGGACCGTGTGTTCAACCCCGACGACACGGGCGCCGTTCCCTCCGGAGTCTCGGATGCGTTCCCGGATGCGCAGCTGGTGGATGAAGGGGATATCCCGTTTTAACTCTGAACAATGAACTATGAACTTTGAACGAGGTTTTCATGTTTCACGAAACCAAAAACATGATATCAATGTCCGCATGGTGTAACGTCTGCGGCAAAACCACACAGCACAGCGTAAGCGGGAAGCGTCAAGGGCCGTGCCTGGAACACGCAAAGACCGGGATGAGCAAAGCGCAGGAGAAGCGCGCGGAGCAGCGGGAAAAAGACGAGAGGGAGCCGAGGTTGTTATGAAAAATCATGGTTGAATGGGACAAACTGCCGGCGGAAATTGAGGCCCCTGGATTTAAAAAGTCCACGGGTGAATTTACCTTTACGATTGTCACTCCGAAAAAATACGAAGGGCATGCGAAGGCTTTCATGGATCGCGTTAATGCTCTTGGTGTTTTCTTTTTTGTGCCGTGTTCTCTGGATCAAATAGACGCGCTCTTGTCCGATAAGTCAGATATGGCGGCAATTGACAGGCCCCCCCTTCTTCAGGGTAAAGGAAGTCGCTCGGACGATGCTATTTCATATCTTGTTCCTGTTGAAGTTATGGCCGAAGTTTTAGGCGTGGACCCGCGCACAGTCCAGCTTGATGCGGAGAAGGGCGCTCTTGTTCGGAGTGGTCGCGGTCAGTATGACGTTCTTGCCTCGTGCGGTTCGCTGAGAAAAGCATGGAAAGACGCCGAGTCCGTCCAGGGTAATCTACTGCGGGATGTAAAGCTTCAGCGCGAGCAGGAGCGGCTCAGGAAAGATCAGCGTAAAAACGCGGAAGAGGAAGGGAAGCTTACCAACACCGAACGGCTGCTACAGGCGGAGTCGGCGGTCCAGGCGCAGGAGCGCAATGGTCTGCTCAACATGCCTAAACTAATGGGTGCGATATTCGGCGCAGAGGTTGAGATAGCGGCGATGGACTGGGTGCGGGAGCATTTAAAGTCCTTCTCCTCGCGCGAGAAAATAATGGAAATAATCAAGAACGCCCCGCCGATAGGGACGGAACAAAAAATTCCGGCGAAGAAAAAAGAGAAACGAAAAAAGCATAAATGAATTGCACTCTTAACATACTCGATTCTCCGCTCCTTGCTCAGGCCGAGGAGCTTGTCGCCCGCATTTGGGCTATCAAGGCGCCCCCGCCGGACCTTACCATTTCGCAGTGGTCGGATGAAAATCGTATTCTTTCCTTCGACAACAATTCCGAGGGCGGGGCGTGGCGCACGTCCCGGAATCCGTTGCTGCGCGAGATCATGGATTGCATCTCAGACCCGTTTGTGCAGGAGACCTCGTTTATGAAGCCCGCGCAGATCGGCGGGACCGAAAGTCTTGTCAACAATCCTGTGGGGTATTTCATAGACCAGGACCCTTCCGCCATGCTCGTCATTTTTGAGAATGAGGCAAAGGAGCAAGCCTGGTCAACTGAACGGCTGATGTCCATGGTCATGGCGACGCCGTGTCTTCGCGCGAAAATAGATGTTGACCACGGCAACAGCACGAACAACAAACTTGATTATAAAAAGTTCGCCGGCGGAGCGCTCAACACCGGAAACTCCGGGAGCCATGGAGACCTGTCCTCCCGCCCGGTCAGGATCGTTTTTAAGGATGAATTGGACAAATGGAAAACGCTAAAGGCCGGGGACCCGGACAGCCTCGCGGACAAGCGCACGTCAACTTTTTTGACCCGCGCGAAAATAATCAATCTCTCAACCCCGCTGGAACACGATCCCGACGCCGGAGTAACCAGCCGTATATACGGCAAGTATCTTGCGGGCGACCAGAGAAAGCCATATCTCCCATGCCCGTTCTGTGGACATATGCAGAATTTTCACCACGAGCAGGTGAAATACACGCGGGAAAGCAGCACGTCGGAGAACGTCAAGGACGTATGGTTAGAGTGCGAAAATCCAAAATGTACGATAAAAAAAATCCGTCAGATGCACTTGCAGGGCATGAGACCGCGTGGAAAATGGATCGCCGCGAGACCGTTCGAGGGCAAGGCGTCATTCGGTTATTATCTGCCGTTTCTTTCGCCCTGGGTCACACTCAAGAAGTACGCCGAGGAATGGATCAGGATGTCCCGGCAGCGCCACACTAAAAAAGTTTTCGTGAACGAATGGATGGGCCAGCCCTGGACCCCGGACATGGAAATAGATTCCAAGGAAGTAACGTCGCCGTATCTCAAGCGTTGTGAGCATTATACGAAGGTACCGCTCGGTGCCTATCATCGCCTCTTCGCATTCGCCGACGTGCAGAAGGACCGGCTGGAGGTTGACGTCTGGGCTTTCGGTCCGATGGGAGAGCGCTGGGGCCTGGAGCATAAAATATTCTGGGGCGATACGTCGGAACTTTACGGTGGACACCTGGGACCGGTCTGGACAGAGCTTGAGAAATACCGCTTCAAAACCTGGGAACATGAGAGCGGAGAGAAATGCTTCATCGCCCGCATGTTCGTGGACATGGGGTATATTCAGGGTACGGTCCTGAAATTCTGCCGGGGCAAGCGCCCGCAGGTCTGGCCGGCCAAAGGTATGAGCGATACAACTTCCCGCGCGCCGCTTGTAACGAAGAGGCCGAAAGATGACAAGGCGAACCGGTGCCGGTATTACCCCATCGGCCCGAACGAGGGAAAAGAGATCGTACTCGGCAACGCGCTGAAAGACCCGCCGGACTATGTCACGCAGGCCCGGGACCTGCGGCAGGCCGGCAGAGTACCCGAGGCGGAGTTGCTGGAGCAAGGCCCGCATGAACCCGCGCCGGGGTACATGCACTTCAACCAGAATTATGATGAAGAATATTTTAAACAACTGCTGACCTCGGAGCGGGCGGAGTGGAAAGGGAAACTCCGAGTATACGTTGAGGCCCGACCGGGCGCGCGGAACGAGGCGCTTGATATGTGCGTCGGCGCCCTGGCCGCGTTCGAGAGTTCGGGTGAAGACCCGAAGCCGTATGTGGAGGCGTTCAAGCGGCAATGGGCGGGCAGAAAACAGAGTGGGGTTGAATCGCAAGAAGAGCCGGTGGCGCAACCTCAAACGAGAGGCCGCAGGATCATCAGCAAGGGAGTAGTGTAAAATTCAAGGAGGTCGCATGGCGGGGATAACGGCAATTGTGATAAAAGGCGTTAGTTTTTCAAAGCCGTATTTGCGGATTGATGAGATCGTTGCCAGTTTCCCGTTGTCACGGTCAAAGATATATGAACTCATTCGCGACGGAGTGCTCACCGCGCACTGCGCAAGCGGAGCAAAGGTAAAGGGGATATGTATCCCAACGATTGAGATCAAGGAATATTTCGAGAAAATAAAAGTCGCTCCGAATAAGTGGAACGAATAAAAGGAGGGTAAAATGTCAAAGCTCATTCAACCCGGGATAATCCATCCAGGCAGCAGAGAGCACCGCCGCATGTCGCTGATCGAAGCGAACAAGCGGCTCATCGAACTCAATCGTCAACAGGCCCGGAACATTCAGATCGTGAATGTTTTCCTCACAAAAATAGCAACCATGATCGGAACAGGAATCCCCGGCTCCGCGGCAGAGGCGACGAACGCCGCCGATGCCATGCTTGCCCGGATCGAGAAACTCGTAGAAACAGAAAAAACCGTCCAGTTGCCCTGATTTGCCCTGGTTTGCCCTATTCATCTCCCGGTAAATACCTGCTATCGTGCGGGCAATGAACCGCACACATTCAAATATCGGTCTCGGCTCCTTTTCAGATAGCCCACCTGTCTCATCAACAGGCGGGCTTTTTCTTTTTGCAAGGGGGGAATCATGCCCGGAATAACGCTCGCGCAGGCACAAGCAAAGCTTGACGAATACCTTGCGGCGGAAACCGCGATATTGTCCGGCCAGCGCTATACCATAGGCGGCAGGTCATTAGACCGTGCTCAAATTCAGTTTGTCCAGCAGGGGATAGAAATATGGGACGCCCGGGTTAAAAAACTTTCTGTTAACTCATCCGGCGGAATAAAAGTTTTCTCAGGTGTACCCGTGGACTCATAAAATGCCAAGGCTTAGCAAAAACGAAGCCCTCCAGCGCATCTCCGAAGCCGTGAAAATGAACGTATTCGAGCGCGCCCTTGCCACCATATCCCCCGGCGCTGCGCTCAAACGCGCTCAAAGCCGCGCGGCCCTGGCGCTGTCCGGCGCATACGTCGGAGGCTCGCGCGCTCGCAAAGCAACGCAGGAATGGGTGACGTCGGGCGGCGATGCCGATACCGACCTGCTCATGGACCTGCCCACCATGCGCGAACGTTGCCGGGACCTGGATCGAAATAACCCGCTGGCCCATGGCGCAATTCAGACCAAAGTCATGCGCATCATCGGCTCCGGTCTAAAGCTCCGGCCTCAACTCGACCGCAAGTTGCTGGGCCTCGAAGACGCCGCAGCTGATGAACTGGAAGAAACGATCAAGCGTGAATGGCGGCTCTTCTGGATGAACCGCGAAGTAGACTCATCCCGCATCTGCTCCGGCCCGGAGTTGGAATGGATGCACTGCAAACAGCGTAAAGTCAATGGCGAAGTGCTTGTGCTGTTCCCGCGCATCGAGCGCACCGGCTCGCCCTACTCCACAAAAGTGCAGCTCGTCGAAGCGGACCGGCTCTACAACAAGGACAGCGCAGCAGACAGCGACGAACTGGCCGGCGGCGTCAGGAAAAACAAGCAGACCGGCGAACCCATCGAATACCACATCCTGAAGCAGCACCCCGGCAAACTCATCGGCACGCGCAAGCTGGAATGGGACATCATCCCCGCATTCGGGAGCAAGACCGGCCTGCCCAACGTGTTGCACAATTTCCGCATGGAACGCCCCGGCCAGAGCCGAGGCATCCCCGATTTTTCCCCGGTCATCGAGATGCTGAAAGAACTGGGCCGCTACAGCGAGGCAGAAGTATCCGCCGCCGTGCTTTCCTCATTTTTCACCGTGTTTGTACGGAGCACAGACCCGGACAATGAGACCGGTCTGAACATCAAGAAAAACTCCGCCCTGCCCGGCAGCGACAGCGCGGGAAATACCGACGAATACCGTCTCGGCAAGGGCAGCATCGTCGGCCTCGGGCCGAACGAAGACATCAGCACCGCCAACCCCGGCAGACCGAACCCGAATTTTGACCCGTTCTTTTCCGCCATCTCGCAGCAGATCGGCGTCGGATTGGGGTTGCCCGCTGAAGTCCTGCTCAAGAAATTCACCGCATCCTATACCGCAGCGCGCGGCGCCCTGCTCGACGCCTGGGCCTACTTCATCATGGAGCGCGAGTTCGAGGCGATGAGATTTAATCAGCCCATCTATGAGCTGTTCTTCTACGAGGCTGTGGCCCTCGGCAGGATCGCAGCTCCCGGATATTTCGACGATTCCATCATTCGTGCCGCTTATACGAACGCCGACTGGATCGGACCCGCCAAGGGAATGATCAATGAAAAAGATGAGATCGCCGCTGCCAAGGAGCGCGTGGCGCTCACCATCACCACGCTGGACGAAGAGACCAGCGCCATCACCGGAGGCGACTGGGAGGCCAAGTTCCCGCAGCGCGTCAAGGAATCCAAGATGGTCAAGGATGCAGGGCTCGATGTTGAGGCCAATGCGCTGGAGCAGCAACGGCTGCAGGCGGAACAGAATCAGGCGCGGCAGGAGCAGCAGAACAAGGACAATAAAAATCAGCAGGACCAGCAAGACCAACAGGACACCGAAGACGAAAAGAAACGGGAACAAAAACAGGAAGAGCAACAGCAGGAATCGGCGCGGAGAGACCAGCAGCACAAAGACCTGATCACCGCGCTTGTCAACAAAGAACAACCAGCTCCCGTGGTGAATGTGGCCGCGCCGGTGGTGAATGTAACGCCCGCGCCGATAAACGTGGCGGCCCCGACTGTGAACGTGACGCCGCCATCCGTCACGGTTGAATCTCCGACGGTCAACATAGCGCCCGCGCAGATCACCGTGACTCAGCCGGACATAAAAGTTGACGCCCATCTGCATGTGATGAAATCGACGGATAAAAAAAGCATGGAAGTGCGGGACAAGAACGGAAAACTCACCAGCACGGTGGAGATGAAGGAGTAGGCCATGGCACTTACACTCGCAGACGTAGGCGCGGATCAGATACTTAAAAGCTACTTCAACAAGAGCCAGCCCGCGGGAGGGAACAACCTCACGCTCAAGCTGTATACGAACAACCACTCCATCGCCGACACGGACACGGCGGGATCCTGCACCGAGGCCTCGGGCGGCGGATATGCGGCGCTAACGCTCACGGCGGGTAGTTGGACCGTAACCCCGGCGAATGATCCGAGTGACGCCGTCTATGCGCAACAGACCTTTACCTTCACCGGCGCGCTCGCGGGCAGTGCCACGGTATACGGCTATTTCGTGGTTGATGCAGACGGCGTGCTGATATGGGAAGAGGCGCTCGCCGCGCCATACACCCCGGCAAACAACGGCGACAACATCAAGATCACGCCTAAATTTCAGATGAGCAAGGGGACCCCGAGCTAATGGCAACCGGCACCGCAACCATAGACTTCGGCGCAACGCCCACGGATACCGCAACAGTGCTCGTCGGAGGATTGTCAGGGTTGACCGTAAACTCTCATCTTGAGCCGTTTGTCCAAGGTAGCGATTCAACGGTTGACAACAGCGTGGACGCTCACCAGCAACTTGCAATGAGGGCGCGATTTTATTGTGAATATGTTTCAGCCACAAACATGAATATCGTCGCAGACGTGATGATTGGTTTTGCAACAGGCACATTCACCGTCCATTACGCAACAGCATAAGGGGACAACATGGGCATCCTTCAAAAAATACTTGGGGCCTCGGGACTTTATCAGGCGAACGTTGATGCAAGCGGGAGTTTGCAGGTAACAGGTCCGACTGACAAAACAAAAACAGGATATAACTCTCCTGTCATTGAAGTTGATGCGGGAGCCATAACCGGCACGCGTTTATTCAAAAGCCAGTACGTTTCGCACGACGACCGTTTAAGTGTCGGCATTGACACGGTATCAGCAGTTTACAATTTCACCACTACTTTACAGAACACCGGGAAATTCAAACATGCTTTCACCACCATGACCATGACGCAGAGCGGTGGCTTTCTGAACATCAATCCCGCCCTTGCAACTGTATCAGGAAACTACGCATTTCTTCAGACATGGAAGCATTTTTCCTTACAGGCTGATGGAGAACTGCACATCGAAATGGTGGGGCAGATTTCAGCTATGCCTCCATCAAACCAGATATTTGAAACGGGATTGTTCCTGGGGACGGCGGGTGTCGTGCCCGCTGACGGAGTGTTCTTCCGGCTGACCTCGGCAGGACTCGAAGGGGTCGTGGTAAACAACGGAACACCCTATTCAACGGGAGTTTTTGTAGCATCCCTTCCGCTGAATACGAATGGTAAGTACACCATCATCGTCACGCAAAGACACGTTTGCTTCTGGGTAGATGGCAGCCTCGGAGGAAAGATAGATACCCCTGCCGGGAACGCAATCCCGTTTCTATCGGTAAATCTGCCCCTGTGCTGGATGATGAGGAATGCGGGCACCGTAACCGGCGGAGCTATCGTAAAAATGGGATCGGCGCACGTTTCCCAAGTGGACCTGCACACTTCAAAGCCCTGGTCGGAACAAATGGCCATGCAAGGCAACGCCTATCAGGGACAGGACGGCGACACGATGGGATCGCTGGCCATGTATAGCAATTCCGCTCTTGCCGCTGCCGCCGCGCTGACGAACACAACCGCTGCCGCGCCGAACGTTGGGCTCGGTGGGGTTGTTCTGGTACTGCCAACACTTACCGCCGGAACAGACGGAATCCTGTTTTCCTATCTAAACCCCGTTGGCTCAGTTACGCAACCGCCAAAAACGCTTGTGATTAAAGGAATCCGTATAGATGCCAGTGTACAGGTTGCGCTTACCGGTGGACCCCTTACGCTTATCTTTGGCGCAGCCTACGGACACACCGCGCTGTCACTGGCAACCGCTGAAACAGGGTCATTTGTTACGGCCACCGCGAAAGCACCAAGAAGGGTTCCCCTGGGGAATATAGATTTCCTCGTTACCGCTCCGGCAGGATCGGGGGCAGTTGGTATCTATGTTCCGTTTGTCAGCCCTATTACCGTAAACCCAGGCGAATATTTTGCAATAACCATGCGGAACGTTGGCACAGTAACGTCGGCGGGCGCGCTTGCAATTACTGTGTTCTCTGATCACTATTTTGAATAGGGTCTAAATGAGCTTACTACTTGCAAACCAAACTGGAGGATCGCAAACCCTCACGCTCACCATGTCCGGCGGACTACTCGCCGGAGCGGAAGAGGTTGAGCTTGTAGGCGTACTCGATGCCCCGGAATCCGGCGCAATCATCGGCGGTGCCGCTCTGGTACTCGTTGCCGCCGCCCAGGTTATGGCGGACGGTGCGCTCGCGGGAGCGGATGAAGTCGAAATCGTTGCGGTGCTTGATGCCCCGGTCTCAGGCGCGGTGTCCGGCGGAACGGCAGAGGAAGCCTTGGGCAGCATCAATGCCACATCCGGCGGTGGGGTTTCCGGCGGTTCGGCAGCTGCGGAGCTTTCCGAAGTATCCGACATGACGGGCGGCGCGATCCTTGGCGCGGAAGAATCAGAGCTCGTTGCGGACATGCTCGATATGCTGGCCGGTGCAATCGCCGCGGGATCGGCGGACATAGAAACGCATCCCTCCGGCGCGCAGACCGTTACGCTCGAAATGTTCGGCGGGGCTGAAATGGGCGGCGCGGCGGATGCGCTCGGGGAATATACAGCCGTCGTTGCAATAGGCACCGGTGAAGAACCGCTCTACTTCCCGGTGGTGCGCAAAAAGAAAAAGAAAAAATCAGCAGTTGCAGAAACAGCCGCACAAGACCGTCCCGAAGATGCCGCGCTTGTTATGGCGCTCATGATGGCGGCATGGGATGAGGAGGAAATATGCGTTTGATCGACATCATCAACGGCCCCTGGGCCATCACCCCGGAGATGCTGAACGAGATCCGCAGCATCTATGCAAAGCACATGCGCGGCGAGAAGATCGACAAGGCGGTCTTGGAGCAGCTCGCCGCGGCGAACGGGGCGAAGAAGCAGGCTGCGGCGCAAGGCCTGGAGATCGTCAACGGGACCGCCATCATCCCCATCGAAGGCGTCATCGCCAAGAAGATGAACATTTTTATGGCGCTTTGCGGCGGGGCAAGCACCCAGCTGGTGGAACGGGACATACGGCAGGCCCTTGCCGACGACACGGTAAGCCAGATCATGCTGTATGTGGACTCCCCCGGCGGCACTGTTGACGGCACCTTCGAGTTGTCGAACTTCATATACGCGAACCGGGGCAAAAAGCCCATCATCGCCTTCTCCGATGGGAGCATGTATTCGGCGGCCTATGCGATCGGGTCGGCTGCGGATGCCGCATACATCTCCAGCATGGCTGCCGGCGTGGGGTCCATCGGCGTGGTAGTCGGGCACGAAGACGTATCGAAGATGGAAGAGAAGATGGGCATCAAGACCACGGAGATATACGCGGGCAAGTACAAGCGCATAGCCTCCTCATACCAGCCGCTTTCCCAGGACGGCCGCGACGCCATACAGTCCGAAGTGGACTACCTCTATTCCGTGTTCGTGGATACGGTCGCCCGTAATCGCGGGGTAACGTCGGAGCAGGTGCTTGCCGACATGTCCACGGATGTCAAAAGCGCCTTCATGGGGCAGCAGGCGGTAGACGCCGGGCTGGTCGATGGGGTTGCAACCATGGAAGAGATCATCAATAAGAATATCCCGCAACGCAGGGCCGGTGTTGTCATGCAAGCGGTTGTTCCCGCAGCACTAAAATCAGCCGAGGCCGGTAGCGCCGAGGCAACCAAGGAGGAAACCATGGATCTTAAAGATTTGAAAGAAAAACATGCGGACCTGTACACGGCCGTTTTCGAGGAAGGCAAAAAGACCGGTCTCGAAGAAGGCGCGGCGGCAGGGTCCACAGCACAGCTTGAGCGCATTAAGTCCGTCAAGGCGGTTGCCATGCCGGGCCACGAAGCGCTCATCGAAAGCCTCATGTTCGACGGCAAGACCTCCGGCCCGGAAGCGGCCATGGCGGTCGTATCCGCCGAGAACAAGAAGCGCGCCGGACGCCTGGCTGACTTCAAGGCCGACGGCGCAAGCGTACTCGTCCCTGTGTCGGACGGCACGGCAGCGGACCTGGCGGCAGCACAGAAGCCCGCAGAGGACAAGTCCCTCCCGGTTGAGGAGCGGGCAAAAGAGTCGTGGGATGCCAGCGCGGATCTCCGCACGGAGTTCAGCGGTAGCTTTGAAGGCTATCTCGCGTATTACAAAGCCATGGACGCGGGCTCGGTCAGGATCATCGGCGCAAAGAAGTAAGTCACCGCTCCCCGCTTTAAGTTTCCTCTCCCCATCGTGGGAGAGGACGGAAGGTGAGGGGGAATCCCGCAAGGATTATATGTTCTTGGGGGAGAGGTGAGGGGTCCCGATTCATCGGGATCATAAACCTTAAATCAGAAAATACAGGAGGAAAAAGAAATGACGACATTAGCAGCCAACAAGCCCCGCTCCAAAGAGCTCGGGAACATCAACGAAATTCCGGTGATCGCATCGGACATCATTTACGAAGGCGCGGCAGTCGGCGTAGTGAACGGCACCGGTCATGCTCGCCCGCTCACCAGCGTGGACAAGTTCGTCGGCTTCTGCGAGGCAAAAGCGGACAATAGCGCGGGCGCCGCAGCGGCCATCAATGTGCGAGTATACAAGCAGGGCGAGGCGCAGCTCTCTGTTTCCGGCGCGGTCATCACCGATATCGGCCAGCCGGTCTATGCCACGGACGACGACACGTTCGTATTCCTGCCCACGGGCGCCGTGTTTATCGGGTTCGTGAAGCGCTTTGTTTCCTCAGGCGTGGTGGTTGTGGAATACAACACACCGCACTTCATCGATCCCTATGCGGGAAAAGTGGCGGCCACGTTCAGCGCCAGCGCCACGCTCTCCGCTGTTGACAGCGGCAAGGTGTTCTTCGTGGACACCGACGCGCAGACCATGACGCTGCCGGCGGTCGAAGGCATGGCGGGCATCAAAGTCGTGAACATAGGCGCTTACGGAGCGGTTCTCGTGACCATCACCCCGAACGCCGCGGACATGATCGAAGGCCCGGGAATCACGGCAGCGGACACCAAGGGCGTGCTGAACACCAAGGCAACCGCGCAGCGCGGGGATTTCGTGGAGTTCGAGTACAGCGACGCGAACGGCTGGGTGATCACGAACATGAAGGGCGTCTGGGCGCGGGCGGCATAGTATTTGAGATTCAAGATTTAATTTTGAATTTTGAGTTTTGAATATTAAATCTTTTTCAAGGAGGACCTTACCATGGGTTTAGAGAGACTTTCCAGCCGGGCAATAATCGGCGAATTTTACAACACACTTCAGGCGGATGCAGGCATGGAGTGGATCAACGACACGTCCATGATGATGCAGTCCGATCAGGAGTCGGAGACGTATGCATGGCTCGGCATGGTGCCGGGTATGCGCGAGTGGGTCGGAGGCCGTCAGGCCAAGGGCTTCCGCGACAACGGCATCACGGTGGCCAATAAGCACTATGAATCCACCATCGACATCCTGCTCCGGCACCTGCGGCGGGACAAGACCGGCCAGGCCATGGTCCGCATCCGCGAACTGGCGGTCCGCACCAACAGCCACTGGGCAAGCCTGCTCAGCACCCTGCTGCTCGCGGCACCGTCTGCGGTTTGCTACGACAGTCAGTATTTCTTCGACACCGACCATTCCGAAGGCGACAGCGGCACGCAGAACAACGACATCACCGTTGACATCAGTGCGTTGCCCGCAGTGGTCCACGGCGTTGTCACGGCGCCATCGGTCGAGGAAATGCAGCAGTCCATCATCAGCGGGATTACTGCTATCCTCGGCTTCAAGGACGACACGGGCGAGCCCATGAATGAGAGCGCGCAGAAGTTCCGCGTCATCGTCCCGGCCTCGCTCTTCATCGTTGCCAGCAAGGCTGTTTCCATGCCCATGGGCGTGGGGGTCTCCGAGCAGAACGTGCCGGCCAATATGTCCATCTCGGTCAGCATGAATCCTAGGCTTACCTGGACCGACAGCTTCGCCGTGTTTCGCGCCGACGGCAACACCAAGGCCTTCATTCGGCAGGAGGAGACGGCTGTACAGCTCAAGGCTAAGGCTGAGGGCAGCGAGTATGAGTTTGACAACGACGCATGGCAGTTCGGCGTGGACACCTGGCGTAACGTAGCTTATGGCTTCTGGCAGCATGCCTGCTACGTGACAATGACGTAGGCAGTAAAAATCAGGGGGCGGGTTTTGCCGCCCGCCCCTTCCGTTAAAGGAGAACGCCCCATGAAATACTACATTGCAACAGACAGGCCGCTTGATATCCCGGCGGGCTCGGTTGTGGAGTTGACGCCCGAGCAATATAAGGTCCGGAAACATGCGGTCATTCCGTCCGTGCCCCTGCCCGAAAAATGGGAGATGGCGGTGTTCACGGCAACGGCTCCGCTCCAGTTCAAGGCAGGGGAAAAGATAGGCACCACGGCGGAGATGCCGAAATCGGCGAAGGAGAACATCATCCCCGTAGTAAAGGCCGGGATATTGCCCGCCGAGGCGAAGATGAAAAAATGAGCAACCTTTGGAGGCCCCTATGTCATCAGGCGACAGGCGATCAATCACATATCAGGCCGTGCTTTTATACATCGCGCTCCCATTGCTCTTTTCCATCGGCGGCTTCCTGATGCGTGATCTGTACGCCGAGGTCAAGACCGTGCGAACGGAAAAGTTGGACCGCACGGAATTCTATCAGGCCGCGGTGTTGATGGATAAAAAAATGGACCTGATTATCCAGTTGCTCCGGGACCATGAGGCGAATTCGGACAATTAAAAAGGAGAAGTTAAGAATTAAGAAAATTTCATCCTTCGTATTTTCTTACTTCTTACTTGTACTCTCATGATTACTCGCAAAGAAAACGCCGTCTTCGACGACTACCAACTAAGTATCCTCTCCCGGATAGAGGCCATGTTCCCGGCGGTCTCACTCATAGCCACAAGCGGCCATCGGACCCCGTTGGAGCAACTCCATGTTATCGGGGCTTACTCTCAGGGTTTCCAATATCCTGAGTTTACGCCTCAAGACGTGTTTGCAACAACCACCTTTGAGCTTGACGGGCAAGCCGTGCACGGCTTCCGCTGGCTCCGCACCTGGGGCGAGTGCCTGCACCGGGGGATTATCGTAAATCCGCCCCTTGTCGTTGTCGCGCCTTTTGACTATTTCCGGGAAGGGGTGAACAAAAAAGGCCAGCTCATTCAGGCGAGCAACCACATCATTGACGCGGACCTTGATCCGCGCGTGAAAGCCTGCCCGATTGATTTCTCGCAGATGTGCGGACCCCGACCGGATATCCACCGCGTCGCGGAAATAATGGAGCAGGCGAAACTTTCCGGTATTCCGATCAAGAACATCACGATAGAGCACGGGAATGGATGTGTGCATATTGATTTAGTAGCGTTGCCCTTTACGGGCAACGACAAAGTCATTCGTCGGGGATAAACCCCGACGCTACCAAATAACAAGGAGGCTACCATGCCGACATTAATTTTGCTTTTGAAATATCTTCCTGCGCTTTTGAAAATGAAGGATGTGGCAGCTGATGTTCGAGCGGAGACGGGGGCCGAGAAGCCCGCGATAGTTTCCCGCCGGGCGGTCGGGGGCGTTGTGGCTGTGGTGCTCGGGGCCGTGGCGGTTTACACCGGCACGGAGATGAGCGGCACGCAGAGCGCACAGATCACTGACAACATCATGTCAGTCATATCCGCCTGCGGCGCGTTGTACGGCGCGGCTATGGTCATTGTCGGTCAGATTCGGAAGGGGAAGTAGATGCTGGATTTCAACGCGGATAAAGCGGTCTTTTTGTCTGATTTCGCGGAGACGGTTGTTTATACGCCGTTCGGCGGACAGGCCGCGAACCTTCCGACTATTTTCGACAATGCGAATCAGGATATTAGGTTTGATATGGGCGTACTCGGAAGCGGCGGGCCGAGGGTGATAGTCTCTGATTCCGATGTGCCGAATCTTAGTAAGAAGGACACTTTCACGGTGAGAAGCGTGGTTTACAAAGTGGCGGATATACAACCGGACGGAACGGGCTTCACAACAGTGCTTCTAAAGCTTTAATTCCTCTCCCCTCAGCGGGAGAGGTTAGGTGAGGGGTGGTATGCCGTCAACAGTACGAGAGACAATTTTATCAAATCTTGATACCCGGCTCAAAACTATTTTGACCACGGGAGGTTACTCAACTAACCTCGGTAACTACGTTATCTCCTGGCAAACGGACCCGACGCCGCTTGAGGAATTGAATCCTGCGGAGGTTGAATACAGAGATGCGGACGTGGATAGCGCCGACGATCTGCTCGGCACTCATCGGCACAAAATGAAAATAACACTTGAGGTCCGGGCGGCGGGCAGTACTCCTATTGCGACGCTCCGAAGCATGGAAGCGGACCTGCATAAAGCCATCGGAGTGGAGGCTGCGGGCGCCGCGCCCGCTCGCTGGGGCGGAGTGGCCTTGCTTACCGAACCGGGCCGGACAAGCATGAGGGCGGAACAGGCGGCGCAAGTGGCGGCGGGTTTGACGTTTGAGTTTTACATCACATATCGGACGCTCGCATGGGATGCGTTTACGGCGGCTTGAAAATAGCACATTAAAGCGAGGTGAAAAATGGACAGACAACCAGGGGCGTGGGTGCTCGATGAAAACGGAGAATTGCGGCCGGATATGAACGATCCCGCGATGGCGGGCAGATATGCCGGAGAGCAGAAACCACCGGAGCCGGTGAAAAAATCAGGAGGTAAAAAACATGTCACAGCTTGAGAACTTAGGGCTTCTACTTTTTAAAATGGAAACTGTATACAACACCGACCCGACACCGGCTGCGGCCACGGACCCCATCCTCGTGGGTAACATCAAAGTTGCCCCCATATACGAAGCGCATCAGCCGAAACCCGCGTTGCCGTATTTCGGAGAGATCCCGAATATCCAGATAGGGCAGGGAATATCCCTCAGCTTTCAGACGGAGTTCAGGGGCGGCGGCGCGGCGGCCACTCCGACGAAGCTCGGCATGTTCCTCCGTTGTGCCGGATTCGCGCAGACCGTCGCCACGAATGTGGACTATGACGAAACGAGCGCAACGGATGCGGAGTCCGGCACGGCCTACTGGTACGCCGGGGGAAAACTATACAAAGCCAGCGGCCTCGTGACGAAATCCATAAAAGCGAATTTCGAGGCGAACAAACCGGGGCTGTTCGACGTTGAAATGGTCGGCATGTTCGCGGGCATAGCCGCTTTCGCGACGGAGGTATCGTTACCCTCGCCCACGTTCGGAACGCTTCAGCTTCCGCCGGTGCTTCAGGCCGCGGCCTTCGCCATTGATGGGTATTCCGCGCTGATATCGAAATTAGCCTTGAGCGTTGAGAATACGGTTACTCCGCGCAAGGACGCTTCGGCTACTTACGGGATTAATCGGTATATCGTGACGGATCGTAAAATTACAGGCTCCTGCGATCCTGAAATGGTGGCGCTGTCCACGTACAATCCGTGGACCACCTTTGACAACGGCACGGCCGGGGCGCTTACAATAACGCTGGGTTCGGCCACGGGCAACAAGCTTGTTGTAAGCTCCAGCCGTGTGTTGAAATCGAAAGTGGACCTTGGGGCGCGGGATGGAATCAAGGTTTACGAGCTCGGCTTTGATTGCACAGTGACAACGGCTGCGGGTAATGATCGGCTGCACTTTAAGACGCAGTGATGGGAAGGTAAGAAGTAAGAATTGGAAATAAGAAAATAGGAGTGATCTATGGCATACGACACAAAGGACAGCGGGAAAATCCGGCGCAACGAACTTTCATATCTTCCACTCGGAGTCAAGGCCGTGCTGGGTTGGCGGCTGCCGAGCACGGAAGAAATACGCGAATACAAAAACGAATACATGCGCTCGCAATTCGCAAAGGGCGCCGACGAGGCTAAGGCTTTCGATTTCGGCGCCGGAATAAAATTGCTCGTTGAGATACAGGACGGCGACTGGTCGGACAACGGCAAGCCGATATCAAGCAATCCGGAAAGCCCGGATTATCGGGCGGACTGGAAAGACGTAGTCGGCAAAATAGACATTGCGCGGATCATGATCGCGGGTCTGGCCGATGCGGTGTTCGGCGGACTATTCGACCGAGGGGAGGTCAGCCCGGAGCCTGTCCCTTTTCCGAAGAACTCCGAAGGCTCGCCGAGTCCTGTAACAAAAGACGCCGGGAAAAGTGCCTGAGCGGAGCGGGCGACAGTGAAGAGCGTTTACAGTGGATGTGTGGACAATGCGGGCGGCGAGAACAATATCAACCGTCAAAATGGTTTCAGCATATTTATGATTTATACCTGTGGCAACTCGGCGGCTATTGGTTCGGAAATAATACTTTGACGCCCGCCGAGTGGGTAGGACTTGGGTTATTGAAGAAGGCGCTGGAGCGGCGATAATGTTTTCTCCTTATGTTGTAGCCCCTCCCTGGCATGGGAGGGGTTGGGGCGGGTGGGGGTTTAATGAATCTCACAATCACCGGCATAAAAGAACTTCGTGAAAACCTTAACAACGCGGCGCGTGAAAAACTTCCATCCGCCGTATCCTCGGCGATTAACACGACGCTTCGTGGGGCCATGCAGGACCAGAAAAAAGAAATCAAAGATTCATTTCCCACGGCAACTCCGTTTATTCTGAGTAGTGTTCTTTATGAGAAGTCGGGAAAAGAAACACTTACAGGCCGCATCTACATTTCTTCCGAGCAAAAAAGAAAAGAAGGAACGCCGACACCCAGCCAGGTGCTCGCGCCTCATGTTTCGGGCGGCATCCGCTCAATAAAAAGATCGGAACGTTCTTTACGAAGGATCGGAGTTCTCGGCCCGAATCAATTCATTGTCCCGGGGCCTCAGGCTCCCGTAGACCAATACGGAAACATTCCGGGCCCGCAAATGGTGAAGATCCTATCCGCCGCGGGACTCTTTAATGAATCCGGCTTTCTGATGAATCAGACGGAGGGGTCAGGGAGAAAAAAAGGTTTTGCCGAAAAAGCTTACTGTGTGCCTTTCGTGGGAATATTCTGGCGGGTTACGGCGAAGACTACTTACCCTGTGCTTTTTTTTACGAATTCTCCGCCTCAATACGAAGCGGAAAGCTACGATTTTTATTATAGCGTAAAGTCTTATTTCAACAAAAACTTTGCGCCTAATTTCCGGCAAGCTTTCCAACTGAAATTCGCGGGGCGATAAATGAGCGACGAAAAAAGCAATATAGAAATAAGAGTGAGTGCCGAAGGAACCGCGCAAACAGCCGCGGACCTGAATGGGGTCGCCAACGCCGCCGGGAACATGGAGGCCGGCACAGGCCGCGCCTCCGTCGGCGCGAAGGGCCTCATGTTCGCGGCCAACGGTATGGCGCACGAACTCGGCGTGTCGGGCTCGATGGCCCGGTATCTGGGCCACGAGGTCGGGGCCCTGGCCGCGGGCCTCGGCGGCGGGGCGCTTGCGTTCGGGGCCGTGTCTTTGGCCGCGATGGTAACTTATAAAGTTTACGAGCACTTCACGGAAGCGGCCAAGGCGAAACGGGATGAAATAGATAAAAACGTGAAAGCGCTTGAAGGGGAAATAAAAGCGCTTTACGCGAATGGACTTCAGACCGCGGGAGTTATTGCCGGACATGAAGATTTGTTGCGGCTTAAAAAAGACATCTATCTGATAGACGCGAAAGAGCGCATCAGGGTGGAGACTGAAGAGCTTGCGAAACTTCACAAAGAACAGAAAGAGGGGATAGGTAATTGGGAAAAGTTAAAAATCGTGATGGCGGCGAGCGGAGGGACGCAAGAGCAAGTTGACGCGAAAGTGCAACTTGCCATGACGCAAAAAAACACGAAGCAAATTGAGACCATAAAACTCAAAGAGCTGGAATTGAAACTTGACCAGGAGACCTACAACGCCGTCAAGGGCGGCGGGCCGACGCCCACGCAGCAAAAGGAATTCGACGCGAAAGAGGCCGAGGCCAAAAAAGTCGAGGAGCTGATGCAGTCCTTCCGTAACCGCGAGGTTTTGCTCGGTCTGGACGCGGACAACAAAGAACTTCAGCAATTAGATACGAAGCACGCGGAAGAGTTTCAGAAACTTATAGACAATCATGCGGCCAAGGAGCAGCTGGAAGAGGCGTATGGCATCCAGATAGCGGAACGCAAGGACAAGGAAGCGCAACAGGATTTGAAGCGCCAGCAGAATCAGGCGAAAATGGAAAAGCAGTTGAACGATTACAAATTCCAAACCGCGAGGTCTTCGCTCGACGCCATCAATACTTTGACGCACGGGAAATACAAAGCGATCTATCTTGCGCAGCAGGCGATGCTCGCGGGGCAGGCGATCATGCACGGCAACGCAGCGGCGGCGGCGGCCATCGCTCCGCCTCCCATTGGGGTCGGCCCGGAGTTAGGCGCGCCGCTTGCTTTCTGGGCGCGGGCGCAGGGTTATGCGGCGGCGGCGGCGATCATGGCGCAGGCGTTCACCTCTTCCGGCGGCGGAGGCGGCGCGTCCGGCACGTATGCCGCTAATCCCGCGACAGGCCAGCCCTCCGATTCCAGTGGCTCTCCGTATAAATATTATTCGTATGAACAAAGTAATTACGGTTCCGCATGGAGGCCGGAGTCCGCTCCGCAGCACGTGCGGGTAGAGGTTGTGGTGAACGACGACGCTTTTACCACGAAAGTGGTCAAGGCGGTCAGTGGCGATATTCGGAAGCGCGGTGAAACTTACGACTTGGTGAACAATCATGCCTGATTCTTTTACTTGGAGAGTGGAACTGCCGATTTCAGAAGAAGAGGTCGGATTGAAAATGCTGATTTCCGCGGGCGAGGATTCCTGTGGGCCTGAACAGATTCGTGTCAAAGGTGGCAATCCTCGCCTGTTGTTTCGCTGCCCTATAAATTTTCAGTCCGTATCCGACGCCGATGCGGTTTATACGTTTTATACCGCCCATCTCGGAGTGGCCTTCTACTGGACTCGGCCATCCCGAGGATCAGGTGATTCATCCGTACAGTATACGGTCCGTTTCCACAAACAGGGCCTGAAGCGCGATTGGTTTCGGGCCGGGCTATATCAAATGCAGACCATGGAATTTATCGAGGACCGCCGATGAGCCGCGCGCTTTCCCCGTCACTTCAAACACAGATCGCCGCCGGGCTTGCCATGCCCCGGTCCGTGCTTACGATTTTTCTGGATGGGTCCACTCTCCGCTATGTGGACCATCACGCGAATCTGTCCTTTCAGGGGAATACTCTCACAGCCCGACGCTGGAAGCACGGGAAAATAAAAACTTCATCCACCGGGAAAATAGATTCCGTAGCGGTCAATATCGTGGACATCAACCGCGAAGTGGCGGGCTATCACGCGGCTTCTCCTTTTGACGGGCGCAAATTCACCATCTCGAAAATATTCCTCAACACTTCCACCGGCGCTGTTATAGACGCCTGGCCGACGTATGATGACAGCCTTTTGCAGTTTCGGGGCGAGATGGATGAGCTTACCCCGGAAACGATCAACTTCTCTTTCCAGGGCATTTCGACGCAGGACAGAACGCGGACGGATATCCCGTGGCGCACGCTGATACGCTCCTGCCCCTGGCTCGAATTCTGCGATACGAACTGCGCGTATAACGGCGGCAGTCGTCCTTCCGGCACGGCCTCGGCGGGCGCTACCACCTCGCTTACCTCGTCGGCGCTCGTCGGTATATCCTCGATGTACGGCGCGACGCTGAAGCTGCTCACCGGCACGAGCGGAGGTAAAGAGCGCTGGATTAAAAACCACAACACAGGCACGGGTCAAATTACGTTCGACGCGCTCACGAATGCGGTGGTTGCGGGTGATACGTTTACGCTGGACTGCGACCGCTCCAAAGGCTCCTGCAAGAACCTCGGCAATACCAATAATTTCGGCGGCTTTGATGCGGGCCTGTCAATCATTCAGAGCGGAATAAATCCGATGGCGCTGTACCCGCACGGACGGATTAGTCCGGACAGTACGCGCAAATATCGCGAGCCGGGTATTTCCGGCAATGTGCTGCCATATGTTTATGGTCGCCGGGCCGTTGCCGGAACATTGGTAAAATACGGCGAGACGAATATGTCCGCCAGCGTAAGACAGACGCGCGTTTATGTTTTCGCCGCTGGGGAAAACGACGCGGTGGAAGAGCTGTGGGTGAGGGATCAAAAGGTAGACCTCACGCAAACAAATAAAGTTCAAATACGGCTCGGCGCATCCGGCGACGTGGTCAACAAATCGGAAATGAACAACGCGTGGGACCTGGATGTAGCCTCCGTTCGCTTCAAGGATTGCCTCTTCATCGTCATCAAGGGGGAGACAGTAGCTATTACCATGCGCTACAAATTCCTTTATCCGGCGCCGACCTCCTGGTTTGCAAATCTTTTTGGCGGGGATTTGTCGGACTCTGTTGTGGCCGTTATTCGCGGGCTGAAGGTGCAGAAATATTTATCTAATGGTAACGCGGACGGCGCCCCCGTGTGGCAGGACAATGCGGCCTGGTGTGAGCTGGATTTGATAACAAGGCGCTCGCTGATGCCACTTACCTCCGCCGATATAGCATATGATTATTATTATGCCGCCGCCGCCGCGTGTACGGCAAACAATTACCGGGTGGGGCTGTTGCTCTCGGAAGCGAAGAGCGAAACCGACACGCTGGCCTGGTTCTATACCGCATGTCGCGGGTATGTGACCTTTCCGAACGGCAAGCGCGCGCTGAATGTCGAGCAGGCTCTTGCGGGCAATGTCGCTCATTCGTTTGACGATTACACAAACGGCAAAACGAAAAATAATATTCTGCCGGGCACGTTCAAGTTTCCAAAAACGCGGCTGAATGACATCCCTAACCTGCTCGTTGTGAAATTCACGGATGAACAGGTCAGGGATACCGTGGCGCTCACTACGACATACATCGCCGCGACGGATACAACGGTCCCATACAAAGATAAAAACAAAACCTTCATTTCAACGGGATATCCGGCCACGGCATATATCAACGGAGAAGCGTTCACGTATACCGGAAACAACGGCACACAGTTCACCGGCTGCTCCGCGCGCGCCGCGGCATATCCCGCCGGGTATCCGATATATCAGGGGCAACAGCTCTATACGCAGGAAACCGCGACATGGCGAAATGAAAAAGCGATCAAGGATACGCGGCGTTTCATCCCGAAACAAATTGACGGCAGCGCCATCCCGAACCACGAGCAGGCGTATAAGATCGCCGCGTACCTTGGGAAGAAAGCCGCCGCCGAAGCGCAACGGTGCGAACACGGCGGGCGCATGGACAGCCTGCACCTTACGCCGGGGGATGTTGTTGCTGTAACTCATTCAGACCCGGGCTGGGTGGATTCAAAGTTCCACGTCATCGAAACGTCGGAGTCCATGGATGAAGAGGTTGACTATATCCTGGGCCGCTATGACGCGACGGTGTACGATGAGGCGGTTAACATCCCGCCTCCGGCTCTTGCGTCACTTCTCGCGTCTCCGTATGCCGCCCCGCAGCATGTTACAACTCTCGTGCTTGTCGAGGGCGGCTACTATTCCTCGGACGGCTTATATATTCCAAAAATCACGCTCACCTATTCATTGCCCCAAAGTTCCCTGTATTGGGGCGGCGCTGTTGTGGAGCTTTCCATCAACGGCGGGGCCTATGCTTTTTACGACAACGATGACAGCGGCGGCTTGAGCTTTACAATCAAGGGCGACAAGGGCGGCTTCCGCGTTTCAGATGCCGTCACCGTCCGCGTCACCTCCATCAACCAGGAGGGAATCCCCGCCGACGTCACAACCAGCCCCACGCAGGCAATCACCATCTCCGGCCCCGCCGCCTTCCCCGCCATCACCGGCCTCGGCCTCGAAAGCAACCCCGGCGGCAGCGTCTGGAACGGCCTCAAATTCGCCGTCACCTGGCGACCATACTCCGCAATCGGCGGCGCGGGCATCGAACCCGCAGGCCAGGAACAATACGGCGCGGGCGGATGGATCAGTGATCCAGGCTGGGCGTATGATGATCTTGAGCTATGGATCGGTGGAGTATGCGCCGGGACATGGAAGGTCGGTCAGTCTTGTCGGTGGGAATACATCTATGGCGATGGAGAAGACGCCTACCTCGACGCGCTATTGACCGCCGCGAACGGCGCGTGTGAAGTGCGCGTGAGACGGTGGGCCACGGGCAACAAGCCGTCACCGGAGATGAAGCTTGCGCTCACACATGCTGCGCCCTCTACGCCGTCCGGTCTGACCTCTGTTGGATTCTCGCGCTCTGTGGATTTCAAATGGACCGCGAACACAGAGTCAGCCCTATCAGGCTACAAGGTTCGCACCCAGGTGGATTCCGGCACATGGTCTAACTGGTCCACTGTGTTGTCCACTCCGTCCTACCTCTGGACCAGCGCAAACGCCGTAGGCGGTGCGATAGTAGTCATAGAAGTCAAGGCCGTTGACGTATTCAACAACGAGTCCGGCACCATCACCACATCGAACAGCACAACAGTAATTTTGCCGGATGAACTGTATACCACGCTCCGGACGGATTTTCTTGTCCGGGATTCCATCTTCCGTTTCGGCAACAACACCGATGCGGGGACAACATTGTCCTGGACAGCGGGATATGTTTCACGCGGTGGAGTAGAGTATACCCTGTCTGCATCAAGTCTTGAGTCGGCAAATAATAAGTACGTGATTGCCACACTGTCAGGTAGCGCCGCGACGTTATCGCTGGCAGGCATTACCTCCGGCATCCCCACGCTCACCGCAAACCAGGTCATCATTGCCACGACTTCATCCACAGCAAATAGCGCGGGGAATTATATCTGCTACGTGCGGCAGGCGAATTCAATGATGATCGAAGGAGCGATCATCCGGGATGCGACGATCATGAGTGTGCACATAGACTCCCTCCGCGGCTTCAACATCCAGGGCAGCGGCATCATGACGGTGGGCAGCTACTTTACGCAGGCCCCAAGCGCAGGGGCCGGGACCGTATATGTCAAAGATACCATAGACTTTCCCTCGTCCGGCACCGCCTGTGTCATCGATACCACGAATGACCGGGTTGAGTTCGCTTACACAGGCAAGACGGCTTCAACACTCACTGGTTGCTCTGATGTTCTCGCGCACAATATAGGCGCGACGGTATTTCCAAAACAGCAAGCGATGATTATTGACAAGACCGTGAATGAAATGCGCTTTTGGGGGGATGCGGGCGCGGGGTACGAAGAACTGATCTCTAATGGGTTGAAGCAAGATGGGTCGGATTGGATTATCGGGGACTATGGGTCTTTTAGTGAAAACAACAGTAAGGTAGCCGGACGCTTTCGGTCCTATACAGCAAATGCCATTATAGCGATGTCCTATTCGGGAAAAGCCGTGTATGCAACGTCACATATTGGGTCTGCTTTTGGTGGCGTATCCTATACTTCTTTTGCGGCGCAATTTGCATCCACTGGGACTTCACTGGAGGATAGTGGCGCTCTTAAATTAGCTATGACGTTACGAGGTCAACGCGATATTCTGACTACTGCATCATGGACATTACCCAAAGGTTGCTACATGATCCAGTGTAGCAATGCAACTGCTCTGACCTTGCAATTGAGAATGGGAGACAATAACTGGTACGGCAATGTAACAGGCTTCTCAGGCTTTTTGTGTACTGATGGTTACGAGGTTCGTCTTTATAATCCAAGTGGAGGCACTATTACCGTTTACTATGAAAAATACTAATCGACAACCGAATACAATGCAACTCCGACGGCGGCAGGAGAATGGGTAAGGCTATATGCGGTAACGTTTTCTATCGCGGCATTGTTTTGTGTTGGAGCATTTGGGTCATTGGTGATATTAAAAAAGTAGGCGGTTATTTTGTAGTCACCAAGAGGTGTGCCGGAGTCGATGTATCCGCCGCCTCCCATAGCAAAATTACCACCCGGTGGAATAGTTTTGAAGCCACAATTAAAACCACCATCCCATGCGTACCATAAGCCGGTGATTGCATTCGGAGTATCGTTGATGACTATGCCGTTGATTTGACCGCCCGTTGTCATAACGGCACGGGAAATATTGCCGAGATTGAATGTCGTCGTAATGGTAGTCACAAGCAAGGTTGTATCCGTGATATCCGAAGCCAGCGCCGAGGCAAGAGGCACGGCAGCGGACTTTTTACACTGAGCATCATTAGAAATGCTCATACAGTCAATCCAAATTTTGCCGCTGTAAACATGCGACGGCGTGGTACTGGTCGAGGAAGATGCTCCGCAGCCGAACAGAAAGGACAAAATCACAATGCTCATAATAAACTTTTTCATTTCAATCTCCTTTTCACCCTCCCTTTCAAGGGGAGGGTCGGGGTGGGGATGGGTTACATTTGATGCATAAAATTATAACATAATGGAACAAAAACGCAACTATAAACCGACGTTGAACTTTGAACCCTGAACTTTGAACTTATTTTAAAGGAGGTCCCATGAACGGACAAGTATCCCTCAGCACCATCGAACACGAAAAAGCCCTCGCCGAAATCATCGCCGAACGCACGGCCATGCTCCTCAACGTAATAGCCCGCAACGTGGAACTGGAGCGCAACAACACAGTACTCCGCGCCGAAATAGACGCGCTGGCAAAGAAACTCGAAGTACCGTCATCTTAA